GGCGCGAGCGGCGGCGGCGCGCCGAGGCCGACGCGCCAGGACGCGCGGAGGTAGCCCGTGTCGAGCGGCACGCCGGGGCCGAACGCATTGCCGAGCACGATCGCCTCAGCCGTCGTCTCGGCCGCCTCGCGCAGCACCAGCGTCGCGCGCTCGGTCACGTCTTCGACGATGAACGCCTCCATCTGCCGCTGGAACGCCGCGAGCTCGTCGTCGCCGAAGCCGACCTGCGGGGCCGTCACGCGGCCCCCAGCGCGAGCTCGAGCAGCACCGCCGCGCCGCGGGGCGCGAGCGTCTCGACGGCCGTGACGGTGTGCGTCGTGCCGGCGAACGTGACGCGATCAGCGACGACAGGCGTGAACGCGAGGTCGTCGGCAGCGACCGCGATCGCGCCAGCCGCCTCGGACCACGCGCCGCCCCGGAGTCTGTACGCGTTTGGGCGGAGCTGCACGGCGGTGCAAGTCTGCGTCAGACTCGACCCGCTCGTCGCGCCGGTCGTCGGGTTGATCACGGTCCCTGCCGGGCGCGTGATCGTCGCCGAGCCGGCGACGCCGACCTGCGCGGCGGTGCGGAGCGCCTGCTGCACAAGCGAGCCGAGCGCGATCGCCACGGTCACGCCCTCGCGAGCGTCGCGCGCGACGCCGTGTAGGGTCCGACGAGCGCAGCCACGTCCGCCGGCAGCGCCGCGCCCGCAGCCGGCGTGAGCCGCACGGGACCGACCGCCAGCTCGGTCCCCGGCGCGAGGCCGGTGGCGCTGTAGGGCGAGTCGGTCTGGGACGCGAGTGCGAGCGCCAGGCGCACCGTCGCGTCGAGCACGACCGCCGGCACCGTCGTCGCGCTGATCGCGGCGCCGTCCGGCGTGGTCATCCAGGCGCGCGGCCACGCGAGCGCCTGGGTCGGCGTCGCGCGCTGCCCGTGCCAGCGGAGCCGCGACAGCCACGCGGACGCCTCGACCAGCCGCTGGTCCTGCTCCTCGCCATCGAGCGTGGCCCACGCCGCCGCCCACGGGATCGCCGCCATGCGCGCCGTCGCGTCCGCGCGCGAAAGGAAGGTGTTCGCGTCGGCGCGGCCCGTGCCGTCCTCGACCACGAGCGTCAACGGCATCGGCGCTCCACGCTCACCGCCGCCGCTTCGTGGTCGCGTCCGCCGTGGACGCGGCCACGGCGACCACGTCCGGCGCCACCACGTCCGGCGGGGCGGCCGCTGGTGCCGCCGCCGCGCCGGGATCGTCCACCTGCTCCCACTCGCCGCACGCGATCCGCTCGCGCGCGTCGATCGACCAGCACGCCTCGACCGTGCCGGTCGCGCGGTGCCGCACCCACCAGCGCGGACGCCCCGGAGGAGCGCCCGCACCAGCCGGCGGCGGCACCGTGGTGGGCTCGACAGCCGCCATCGGTCAGCCCTTGGTCCCGAGCACCGCGGTGTAGTTGATGCCGGTGCTCACGGTGCCCGCAACGCGCGTGAACAGCCGCGCATAGCGGTACACGGTGCCGTTGATCTCGTTCGTGAACGCGAGCTCGCGGCGGCCAACGGCGGTGCTGGCCGACTCGTTCGTCGTCGAGCTGTGGCCCAGCGTCACCTTGCCCGCGATGAAGATGCCGGAGCCGAAGTTGCTGGCGTTGCTCACCTGCAGCTCGATGTCGTACTTCTCGTTGTTGCTGTCCACCTCGATCGCGGTCGCGTCAATGATGACGCGGCCGTCGACCCGCGCGGCCCCGAGGTCGATGACGCGCGCGTTCCCCGCGACCGTCGCGGCCGCCGACGTGGCGACCAGGCCGGCGTCCTTCATGACGAGCGCGGTGTCGAAGCTGGTCTGCTTGCTGTTGATCGGCATGGGAGGCTCCGGTTAGGCGGCGACGATGGCCGCGTCGCTGATGCCACGCAGGCGCGCGGCGGCACGGCCGTGCTCCAAGCAGATGGACACCAGCCACTCGACGCGCGTGCGGTACACCGGCTTGGAGTCCTGCTCGCCCAAGTCGCGCACCTCCATCGTGCCGTTCTGCAGGCCGCTCAGATAGCCCGGCTCCAACCGCACGACGTACACCGACGTGGCCGTCGTGCCGCCGCCGCCGCCGGCCTCGTTGAACGCGAGCGGCTCGGTGCCGCCGCCGTCCTCGTACGGCACGAGGAGCGGGATGCCGGCATAGGTGTACTGCGGCATCCCGAACTGGCCCGGCGTCAGCTGGATGTTCCCGGACACGCTCGACGTGCGCATCGCCGCGGCGAAGCGGCGCCGCATCGCGCGCGAGAGCAGGATCGCGTTTGCGCCCGGCACTGCGTCGATCGCCTCGTCGAGCTTGATGAGCTTGAGCGGATCGCCGCCCGACGTGTTGCCGTTCTCGATGAGCTGCGAGCCGGTGAGGCGCGCCTGCAAGCCATCGAACTCGCGCGGCTCCGACGTGCTGTCGCCCTTGATCATCACGCGCGTGATCTCGGCGGCCAGGCTCTTGACCTTCATGGCCTCCTGCAGCGCGCGGCGGCCGGGGCCGAACATCTTGACGAGCGACACGTCGACATCCAGGTCGCCGCCGGCGATCTTGAGCGCCTCGGTGAGCGGATTGACGACGCCGGTCGACTCGCTGTAGCCCTCGTTGACCCCGCGGAACGCCACGCCGGGAAGCGTGCCTTCCCGGTTGTAGGTGTAGGCGTTGCCAAGAATCGACTGCCAGGGCCACGCGGCGATCCACTGGGACGAGCGCGCGAACATTTCGATGACGGCGGCGCGCTGCACCTCGCCGTTGTTCTGTGCGGTCTTCGCCGCTTCGAGTAGCGTAAGTGCCATCTGGACCTCGTGTGCGTGGGTGCGTGTTCAGTGCAGACGCCGAGATCCCCTCGAGCGGTGCCGTCGATGTCGTGCTGCGTGCGGCCCGCGGCGCGGGCCAGAGACGCCTAGCGCATCGCGCCGGCGTAGAACGCGGCGAGCCGCTCCTGCGGCCCGCGGGTGGCGGCGGCGGCCCCGCCGGCGGTGCTCTGGTGCGGCGCGGGCGTCCCGCCGCGCTGCTGGGATGCAAAAAACTCCGGGTACTCCGCCTTCAGCTCGGTGCTGATCCACGTCGGCAGCGCCTTGCCCTTCCGATGCACCGGCTCGCCGGCGTCGCTTAGGTCGAGCTGGTCCGCGATCAGTCGGTACAGCGTTTGCACGCGATGCGGCAGGACGCCCGCCTTGGCGAGCATCTCCTGCACCGCGCGATCCAGTCGGAGCTCGCGGAGCGCCTGCTGCGCCTTGGCGAGCTCCTCGCGCGTCGGCGCATACTCGGCCTCGATCTCCTGGCGGAGCTTCGTGAGCTGCTCCGCGGTGATCCCGGCCCCCTGCGCCTGCCGCTCCTGCTCGAGCCGGCGGAGCGCCGCCCGCGCGTCCGCCGCCGCCTGCCGCTCCTTTTTCAACGCCTCTTTCAGCTCGCGCGCGTCGTCGAACGACACCGGCTTCGTGAGGACGAACTTGCCGTCTTTCTCCTCGTACAACTCGCGCAGTCCCTCGTCGATCGCGTCCAGCGACTCGACGACCGGGATGACTGTAGGCATCTCGCGACTCCCTCGCGTGAATGTGACCGACCCGCCTGCCCCGATGATGGGGCGGGCGCGATGCGCGCGGGAGACGGTGCGGCGCGCGATGGGGGCCGCGGCGCCCCCCATCCGCGCACGGCCCGTCACACGTCGTCCGTCGTCTCGGCGATGACGACGCCGTAGACGGCGAGCCGCTCGGCGAGCGCCGCGTCGGTGGGGTCCAGCGGCGCGATGGCCTCGAGCCAGAGCGCCCGCGCCGGCGTGAGGCCGGCCGCCGCCCACGCGCCCGCCTCGACCGCGGCCGCGACCTGGGCTGGCGTCAGCGTCAGCGTGAGCGGCGGTGGCGCCGATGGCGGTGGGGGCGTCGTCGCGTCGTCCGTGGTCATCTGCTGCCCTCTCGTGTCGATGGTGAGCGCGTCACGTCCGCACGCGCGGGAGGATGAGCCGGGTCGTGCCCGGTGCCGGCCGCGGCACGACGCCGGGCCGCACCAGCCGCACCCACGTCGTGCAGCGGCACCGCGGGTGCGCGGTCGGACCGTCCAGGGCTCCGATGGGCGTTCGGAACGGCTCGTCGAGCCCGACGCCGCCTGGATTGAGATTCGGGATTGGCTCGCAGACCTCGCACAGCCGCTCGTCGTCGGCGACGACCCAATGTCGCCGCACCTGCGCAGGATCGACCAGCCCGTCGGCCGCGGCCTGCCGCCAGGCCGCGAGGCTGGCGTCGTTGGCGGCCTGCATGGCCGCCGTGCGCGCGAGCGTCTCGGCGCGGAACGTCACCAGCCGGCGCCGGTAGGCGGCCACCATCGCGTCGATCTGGGCCGGCGTCAGGTCGCCGCGCCGGAGCATCGCGTCGTAGCGCCGATGCCGGAGCAGCCGGCCGAGCGCCTCGCCGGTGCGGCCCGACTCCAGCGCCGCGCGAAAGCTGGCGATGATCCGCTCGTCGTACGCCGTCAGGGCGCCGGCGGCGACCGCCTCGCGGAGCGCAGCCGCCGCCTGCCGCGGGCCGATGCCGGTGGCGAGCCGGTCGGCAAGCAGCGTCCGCAGCCCGGCCAGCACGTCCGACTGGATCGCGGCGAACGCCCCGTCGGTCCACCGCTGCACCAGCCGGGTCAGCGCCGGGTCGGTCGGCACGATCCGCACCGTGACGCGGATGGGAATGGTGCGCGCCGCCGTCTCGGCCGTCTCGCGCACGCTTTCGGCGTAGGCGGCGCGGAGGTCGCGCCAGGCGGCGCGCGCCTCGTCGCGTCCGACGAGCCACGCGAGCACCTCGTCGGGCGGGTCGCGCTCGAGGCGGCGCGCGAGCTCGGCGAGGGGCGCGTCGGCGAGCGACCGGAGCGCGCGGAGCACGGCCCGCGCGAGCCGCGGCTCGAGGCGCGCCGCCCACCGCGTCGCCCGCGCCATCGCCAGCTCGCGCGGCGTCATGCGTCGCCTAGGCGCATCTCGCGCGCCTGGGCCGCGGCGTCGGCCGCGCGGGCCGCCTCGGCGGCGTCCGAGGCGGCCAGGGCGTCAAGCACGACGGCGTCCAGCGCGTCGGGCAGGTCGCCCGTCTGGAGCGCGTGGAGCAGCGCGTCGAGCGGCAGGCCGCCATCGCGCCAGAGCTCGACGAGCAGCCGCAGGAAGGCCGGGTCGCGCCGGCGGCCGCGCAACGTCGTGTGGAGCGTGACGAGCGGCGAGCGGGGCGCCACGCCGGCGAGCTCGGCGAGGTGCCAGAGGATCTCGTTGGTCGCGTCCTGCAGTTGCACGGCGACGCTCGCGAGCGCGGCGTCCTGCCCCTGCTGGTCGATCTGCCGCGCCGTCGCGGTCGCCGCCGCGACCGGCGACTCGCCCGCGAGGAACGACAACGTGATCGCGGCGATCCGCCGCTCGAGGTCGACGAGCTCGTCGCGCGTCGGCTGCATCGCGGTGGCCTCCGGCGACACCCAGCGAAAGTCGCCGTCGCTCGGCAGGTCCATGATCTCGGTCGGCCCGGCCGTCGTCTCGTCGCCGCCCGACGGCGCTTGGTACCCTTTGCGCACCGGCAGCGGGTAGCACGCCATTTTCATCGACCAGCGCCTGTCCGAGAGGACGTTGACGTGGGCGAGGTTCAGGTCGGCCACGTCGCGGAGCGGGGGCGCGGCGCGCCCGACTCCGGCGCGCGGGTCGCTGCTGATCTCGACGACCGGGAGCGCCTCGGTCGCGATCGTGCCGGCCTCGCGCAGGTGGAACCGCCCCTCGGCGTCCTCGGCCCAGACCTCGTACTCGTGCGCGCCCGGGGTGCCGTAGCGCAGGACGCGATGCTGCGTCTCGCGCGCCGTGGCGTAGCGGCCGCGCGGCACGTCGACCACCTCGGTGAGCACGACCTGATCGAGCAGGAGCCGGCCGCCGCGACGCGCGAGGCGGATCGATCGCACCTGTTCCGCTTCGTACATCACGACGTACGGGCGGAGCTGCTGCCGCTGCTCGTCGGCCAGCGTCGGCGGCGCCTCGGCGCGCACCGGCGAGGCGACGACGGCCAGACACCAGCCGTCGCGGAGGACGAGCTCGGCGACGGACTGCAGCCACACGTGCGCCGAGGAGCCCAGGCCGTCGAGGTCGTCCCACAGCGCGCGGAGCACCGGGTCTGCGTCGGCGGCCAGCGTCGGCGGCTGGTGCAGCAGCAGTCCGACGCCGGTGCGGATCGCGGTCGCGCAGAACGGCGTCACGTCCGTCATGCGGACGCGGAGCCGCCACGACGCCCTCGTCTCGCGCGGCATCTTGGGGATGAGCGTGGCGGCCGCCTCGCGGACGGCGTCGGTGCCGGCGACGAGCGTCGCGATGCGGGCGCGCGTGGGTGCCCAGTGCGCGAGGCGCGGATCGCGCCAGGTGGGGGCGTCGTCGCGGTCGTCGAGCGGGGCCATGGGCGGCGGGGTCAGAACGGCGTGAACGGGCGCAGCGCGGCGCGCGGCCGCAGGCGGTTGCAGCGCTGCCAGACGAGGTAGCCCAGCGCGTCGGTGATGTGATCCAGGCCGGAGCGCTTGTCGGGCAGGGCCGAGCCCTCGGCGAACGGGAGCGCCTCGAGCGCGTCGATGAGCGCCGTGGCACGCGGGTGGATGCGGAGCCGGACGCGGCCGGTGGCGTCGGAGAGGAGGGCGCGCACGGCGTTGACGCGGTCCACGATCGGCGGGGCGGCGGCGGGCGCGTCCACGGTGAAGCCGGCGGCGGCGAGGATCGTCAGGTCGGTCTGGCCGATCGGGGCGGAGGTGCGGCGCTGCCGGCCGGACGGGTCCGGGCAGACGATGATGCGGCGCGCGGGATAGCGGCGGCGGAGCTCGGCGGCCATCTGCGCGGTCGAGCCGACGGGGAGCACGACGCACTCGCTGACGTGCAGCTCGTCGCCGACCGCGTGCGCGACGACGGCGACCATCGGCGCGACGTTGAAGTCCATCCCGACCAGCAGGTCGCCGCCCGGATCGCGCACCGTGTCATCGACGTGCCGTGCGCGCGAGAAGTCGGCGTAGACGCGCGAGGCGGAGGTTTCGAACGACGCCTCGAACTCCTGCCGGAACAGCGCGGGGTCCATCGACGCGCGCGCGGCCTCGAGCTCCTCGAGCGGCACGATGCCGGCCTGGGCCGTGGTGAACTGGAACGCGGCCCACTCCGCGTCCGGCTGCCCGGTCTGCGCCACGGCGGTGCGGTAGAGGTCGTGCGTCCAGTGCGCGACGCCTTCCGGCGTCGTGATGAGCAGCGCGCGCCCACGGCGATCGGCGAGCGCGGGGCGGAGCGCCTGATGCCAGACGGTGGCGTCCATGTCGGCCACCTCGTCGAGCACGGCGAGGTCCACGCCGCGGCCGACGAGGCGCTTGGGGTCCACCGCGCTCTTGATCGCGATGACAGACCCGGAGCGCAGGCGGAGCGTGAGGTGCGTCTGGTGCGGCGGCTCGGCGAGCCACTCGGGGTGCATCCAGGCGCACAGCGGCTCCCACATGAGCTCGCGCGCCATCTCGTGCGTCGGCGCCACGTACCACACGACGCGGCCGGGCCGCTCAAGCGCGGCCTGCACGATCTCGGTGCGGGCGAGGTACGTCTTGCCCGAGCGTCGGCCGGCGATGACGATGCGGAAGCGGGCGGTCGAGCGGTGGACGGCGGTCTGGGCCGGCGTGAGGCGCACCTCGACGCGGCGCGCGGGAAGCCGGTCGGGGCCGCGTGAGGGCCGCCGTGCGGCGACCGGTGGCGCGTCGGCGAGCGCCGTCACGCGGGCCGGGTCAGCCGGCGGTCTGGACGACGACGAGCGCCGGGGGCGCGACCGCCTGGCCGTCGTCGTCGGTGATCGTCGTCGTGGTCCCGATGCCGTGGCGGGCGAGGAGCTCGAGCCCGCGGATGCGATCGGCTGCGCTGGTCTTCGGGTCGTCGATGAGTGCGAGCAGCAGGGGCACCCGGTCGGCGAGCCCTTCGCGCATGAGCTGGCGCACGGCGGACGGCTTGGGGCCGGACCGTCCCTTCTTGCCGCCGGTGTTGCCGGGGTGTCGGCCGAGCGGCAGGCGGTAGCCCGATCGCGGCGACGGCGGGGCAAGTTTGATAGCAGATTGGCCAGCAGTTTGAATGGCAGGCGCCGCTGCCGTTTCGGCGGGGTCTGGCGTCATGGGGTACTCCTGCGCGTAGCGCGGGTCATGGGGTGGATGATGCGGTGGGGTGAGTGCTGGTGCAATCCGTGGTGAAGGCGATGGGGTACGTTCTGGCCCCCATGAGCGGGCCGAGGCAGTAGTGGCCGGGGTGTCGGGTGGTGGCGGGGATGACGCGGACGAGGTAGCCGCAGCGGGTCAGGGTGTCGAGTGCGCGCCGGACCCGTCTCGGGTCGAGGCGCAGGAATTCGGCGGTGCGGCGGACCTTGACCGGCCTGGGGTCGGTGTGGTGGAGGGTGTGTGCGACGGCGAGCAGGACGATGACCGCGTGTCCGCGGCGGAGTCGCAGGTCGCGG